AGTTTATAAGAAGGACTATAATATGAAAGCAGTAGTATGGAGCAAGGACGCCTGCCCTTTTTGTGTTCAGGCAAAAGCATTATTAGATTCACGAGGAATTGAATACGAAGAACGTAATATCATGCATGATTGGACTCGAGAGCAGTTGTTGGAAGCAGTACCAAATGCACGTACATTACCACAGATTTTTGTGGATGAACAATTAATAGGTGGGTTTACAGAACTTAGAAAACATTTACAAGGATAAAATATGTTAATCAATAAAGGATACTCTGCAGGAGATATTGCTTGTTTCAAAATCGTCAATGGCGACGAAATAGTAGCAAAAATAGTAGAAGAAACTGATGCAGGATTTGTAGTAAACAGACCCTGTACAATTATTCCAAGCCAGCAAGGACTAGGGCTTATGCAAACCCTGATTTCTGGGGACATAAATAATAATATAACGCTGAATAAGTCGCATGTTATTATGCATAGTTCTGTAATTACGGATATTGAAAATCATTATATCCGTACTACAACAGGTATTCAGCCAGCTAAAAGCGGAATAATTACTTAAAAATGCCAGGACCAATTGCTGTTACCGGGGACTTAACTACTCCCGAGTATGGACCACCTAATGTTATAGCTTCAGTAACAACCACTGTGCTTGCCGAGGGTCGTCCAGTAGCTACCATTGGTGCATTCGTAGCACCACATGGTAATTACTACAATCCCAAAGCACCGGGTTTTAATCCTGCATGTGCAGAGGCACTTGTGGCATTTGGCTATTTTAGTACTACTGTTCTTATTGAAGGAAAGCCAGCAGCTATAGCCTTAGGAGAAACCGGTACTAGATGTAGTTGTACCTATCATGCAGTAGCAGGGCCGGGCGCATTAACGGTTTTAGTAGGGCCGTGATATGACTACAGCATTAGCGTTAAACGCACAAAGTACAATTATCAATGGCCACGGTTTACAAGAGTCGGCCAATTTAATCTCTGCGGTAGCAACATTTCAAAGTCATGTTCCAATAGTTACCATGGCCAATACCTATGCTGTAGCTATAGCATCAAATGCAAATGTAGATTTACTTGGATCATTGAATAATTTATGTGCAGGTGTTTCCGCTGGTCAGTGGTTAATTGATGCATATCCAAGTAATATTGCTCCAACTAGCAGCGGAGCAACTAATCCTTACAGTTTTAGTACTACAATTAATAATCAGGCTGCACTACCTTTTAGTCATGGGCTAAGTGGTTTTGCTAACGTTTTTTCTACTGCATATTCTTACATGATGCAGGGATTTGAAACTGCAGCCAGCATCTACATGCTTCAAGGAAAAACCTATGCCCAAAGTGGATTAGGTTATAAAGGACCTGTAGATTTAGCTACCAATGGAATTGATAACAATGGCATATTGTTAGGTAATGTAGTTGCCAATTGGGGAACAATGTATGATATCAATAATATTGGTACAGCCAGTGATCCCTATGTATTTGGTCAAAATTTATTAAATCAAGGACTCGGTAGCTATGGTAATTTATCGGCAAAACTTACATCTGTTGGACTAAACACAACTAATTTATCTCAGATTCCTCAAAATACTGTAACAGTATCTCAGGTACCAAGTAGTGTGGCAACCTCAACACCAATCGGACAAGTTAGTTTTCCTACATTGGCCAATGTAACTACTGCTACTGTAGTGAGTGGTAACAGTACAGATGTAATTTTATCAATATATCAATCTATTACCGGTGCAGATCTACAAAATATTTTAACAGCAACTAATGTCACCATAGCCAATACTAGCATTACAACCTTAGCGGATTATTTAAATTTTAATAAAATTACTGCGACCTCCGATTATACAGCATTGGGTTCCTTGGGTGTTACAGATTTTGCTAGCTTTACAAAATATCTACAGTCTAAAATTGGGTCAGGTTATTTTAAATCTTGGGCAGAAATTAGCACGTTATTTTCATCCATTGATATTCCTACACAAACTTATACCACTTCTAGCAATACCGACCCAATACTACAATCTAGTACCGTTAGTACGTTATTGGCATTAACTGGAACAGGATCTGGTCCCTTTAATAATTTAATTATTACTGATTTATTAGGCGCCACTGCTGGTATGCCTTATACTACAGCGTTTCAAATACTAAATTCAAATTATCTCAGTTTAAATACCAACAAATTAAATCTAGCAGTCAGTGGATTAAATTCTGCTGTATTAGATTATGATGCATTAGTACAGGCCAACGTCACTTATCCTGACAATCCTGATATAACCGGAGTCAATGCCAATGTAGCAAACGTTAATGCTCAGCTTAATGCATTAACTATATCTAACACAGCACAGACAGCTTACTATCAGATGTTAAACCAATTAACTAGAGAAGTGTCAAGTTTAACGTCTGCTGGTGTAATTTTTAATTCGGGTTACACCTCGATACTAAGAAGTTTTGCTCAACAAATTACCTCCACTGCTACAGATAAAGTTCAATATCAAACTTATCAATTTTTTGCCAATATCATCACCGACGATGCATATGGTGATACTATTCGATCTGCGGTAAGTGAATCAATAAACACGTCAACCTTATCCTCGAAAGGTATTATAGTTAAAAATGATCCACAACCACAATCGGCAATCACTCAATCAAAATATCAAAATATCTCATTAAGTACGTACTTATCACAGAATAAGTAGGGTTTTAACGGGGTAATTTTACCAAGAAACACTACTTACCTTGACTTTCAAATGATAAAGTAGTATTATAACTGAGTAGATATGTCGTTAAATATCTAACGCTTTCAGTTTTTAGGTAAGCGTATAACTTAAGGAGGACGAAATATGAGAACTCTGGCAAAGGTAATATCTGTCATAGTAGCAATATCAGCCCTGACCGTAATGGCACCCGGTCATGCAGAAGAAGTAGAAGTACAGAAGCAAACGTTTTTTAATACAGTCAAGACACAAGCGCAAGATCGCTTGGACACATTAGTTGATGTTATTATGAGTCCCATAGTAGACATTAACTTATCAAGCAAGGACCGGGATTGCCTTGCACGTAATATCTACTATGAAGCTGGTAATGAACCAGAAGAAGGCAAAGTGGCAGTAGCCATGGTTACTATTAATCGCGTCCGTGATGGCCGCTTTGGTAAGACAGTTTGCTCGGTAGTAGATCAGCGCACGACTCGAGTCAAGTCCATTGAAGTTACAGAAACTCGAATGGTACAGACAGGCCTGTTTGGCCGCCCCGAAGCAGTTAAACAAAAAACTCTGGTAGTACAAAATGTAGAAGTATGTCAATTTAGTTGGCGTTGTGTATTTGTACACAAACCCAAGGATGCAGACGAACGGTGGAATACTAGCCAAGCAGTAGCAGAACGTTTAATTCGAGGTGAATACGGACAATGGCAAACAAAGTATAATAATGCATTATATTTTCATGCCAATTCAATCCGTCCTGCCTGGGCAAAATCTAAACAACTTGTAACACAAGTTGGCGGACACAGGTTCTACGCAGATCGCAATATCTAAACAAAAATGTTCTTCAAAGCCTTTGAGCGTTTAAAGTCTATCGCAGTTCGACACAGTGGTAGAACTTTTACGCCAGAGCAATTCACACACTTAATCCGTATGCAGTTTTGTGACCCACAGTTACGATTTAACTGTGTACGGAGTTCCGAGCTTACAAAGAAGGCTTTTTGGATTACAGCTGAATATCGTCCACACGAAGACAGCCAAGACGAACCTTGTGTTTATGTTACACTAACATTTGGCACACGCTGTCGTAAGATCTCATTCGCAGACTACGAATGGGATCTAATGGCATTCCATCTTGCAGACACAATCACTCACGAATACCTACATCGATATTATTGCCGGCGTCGTGGATATAAGCATGGTCGTGGATACCGAGATAAAAACAATTTACGATACAATGACACAATGAAGGACTATCTTGGTTGCGAAGATGAAATACTAGCCTACGCATTTAACATTGCCAGCGAAATGATAGTGTACGATCGACACATGGTATTGACAAAAGTTTATCGTATGTATCGCCGAAACTTTAGGCGAGATCGTAAAGTTATGCTACAATTAGAAAAACAAGTAACTAAGTATATTAATAGATGGGAGCGATCAAAATGACCAAGTTATCAGAAGAGCTAGCAATTGAAGATGGTTTATATGACACAGAAATCGAGGACGATGACTATGGTATTATACTCAGTCCCACAGGCGAATTAAAGTCCGTGTTTTTACCTGAAAATTTGCCATTTGAATTACCAGAAAAATTAGCTCGAATATTTGAAATATTAGGCTACACTGATCCGGAACAATTAACCCAAACACTACACTAGGTTGTCCACAAATTCTCATAATGCTATAATAGCAGTATGGATAAAAATTTAGCATTTTACATTAAGTGGGTAGCTACAGCAGTCACACTCTGCGGTGCAGTTTTAGCCAGCTTAAATATCTACCCTTACAGCGCCATAACTTTAAATTCTGGCGCTTTTTTATTCCTGATTTGGGCGGTTTTGATACGAGAACCCGCTATGATTGCGGTAAATGCCGGGCTTTTACTTATATACAGCATAGGATTAGCTATAAAATTGCTTTAAAATCAATGACTTACACTACTTAAAATTATGGTTGCCCGTAAATTACCAAAATGCTATAATACTTGTATAGTAATTAATAAGGAGTAGCGATGAGTACAGTTCAATTTGCTGGTTTTAGCCGTGTAAACGGTGCGTTAAAATTCCGTACTGCTAACGACATTAGCCGTGCCCAACAGTTGGCTAAACTTGGTGATACAGACATTAGTATGGCAATCTTGCCAACCCCAATGACTAAGAATGATGCCGCTAAGTATGTGCTCACTAACTTAGCCGTTTCTTATCCCAAGTATAATACACCCGAAGCTACAGGATTGCTTACTAGTTTGATCCGAGATGAAAACCCATTTGCAAAACCTAAGAAGCCAGCAAAACCAAAAACTGTAGTGGCTAAGAAAGCACGTTTGATCATTGGCTCTGTGTCAGTTGGTGTAGATGATGCTCCGTACACACCAAAACAAGCGGCCAAGATCCGTGCCGAGTTTATGAAGAAACTTAAAGTTGCATACGAGGCTAACTAAGATGCCGTATGTTCCTAAAGAACTTCGTACAGAATCGTTTATTGCTGGGTTCGGTGATGTTTATACTGAGCTTGGTAATAATCCTGAGTTGCGTATGATACCAATCAGTCGTTTAGAATCTGTTCGTAGTAGTTTAAAACAATTAGGATATCGTTTTCGTGTAGTGTATCGAGGCCCGCATCGTAGACATCGTAGTACTCTTAAAAGAAATGCCTGGGCTTTTAATGTTTACTTTGACTAAGGAATTAAAATGAATAGTTTATACAGCTATCTAGGTTATGAATATCGTCCGTGGGACGATGTTGAAGAAGACAACATTAAGACATATCATGAATGTTACAAGCACGGTTTGCGTGTTAGTATGCCCGATGCGTTTTATAACCACAGTCCTTATACCTTAATAACTTTTGAAGAATTTGTTGGATATGTACAGACAGTTGAAGTTTTTATCCAAGGATAATTTACCACGAATTGTACTTGTGGCGGCTGTATTGTATATTCCCGCTCAAGTATTGTTTGGTTACTTAAACTGTGCGGATAATTTCTGCCCAGGTGACAGAGAAGAAGATTATGTGTATAGTATCAAAGACGAAGATGGCAAAACCTGGTATATGGAAGACGGCAAGCCGATTTCTGAAGCAGACTACAAAGAAGCCCATAAAACCCTATTTGAATTTAAAGAGAGAATAGATAATGAACCCCAAAGATAATCCTTTATATAGTTTTCGTTATAAAATAGAAAAGAAAGATATTGAGGATTTTGTAAATAGTTTGCATGCTATACAATCTGATTATATTGAACAGGCTGTTGAAAAAAGTGGATACAAAGACGCCAATGAAGCAATTAAGCGTATTATGGAGATAAAATGATCGATGCTGAATTGTTAGTTGAAGATATCTTAGAAGATCGTGTTGCAGTCAAAGAACTCAGCACTGAAGAACTAGATGCTGTAGTTGAAAGTCTGACAGATATTGGTCAAAGTATG